CACGAGGTTATAATTAATCTGCTCGATATGCCTGATGAGAAAATACTCGAGGCTAAAGAAAAAAAATATTTAAAGTTCTTATTCGTAAAAATTGCACACAACTCTTGGAACTCGAAGCATTCGCCATTTTACCGCAAGTATAGGCACAATGACCAAACCGAGAGCATAGACTTGTTGATTGGTTTAGAAGGTGACTTAGACCCTGAACTAGAAAATAGGGAAGATGTGTTCCAAACCTTCACCCAAGAAGTAAAAGACAAGATTGATTCCTTAGATTGGTATGACCAAACATTATTGAAGTTATACATAGACATTGGCGAGTTCAGGAAGATATCAGTAATGACTGGCATTAAATACGGAGCAGTCCAATACACGATACAAAAAACAATTAAAAAACTAAAACTTGAAAACTATGACAGATTTAAAAACTTTTCTGATTCTTACAACACTTAGTGCATCCTTCGGGATTGGTGCAAGTGATTTTTTGACTAACATTTACGGCAAACTTTTTGGGGAGCAACTACCTAAACCTTTCGGATGTTCTTTTTGTATGGCGTTTTGGGGCGGTTTAAGCTACTCTTTATATTCAAGCAATGGATTTGTTGATTCGTTTATGATTGGGTGTGCTAGTAGCGTAATGAGTGCTTTTATTTCTAAATACCTAAACGTATGAATCAAGAACAATACGAAAGACTAAAGCCATTTAAAGAAAGATGGTTGACCTTTAAAACAAATCACGCAATGAAGTGGAGCGGTTTAGAGATATTAGCATTCCAACAAGCGCACAAAGATTTGTTCGGATACGTGACTGCAAACATTCACTGCGGTAATTGCCAGAACGAATTAATTCACAAAGTATTCAACGCCTTTGAAGATTATGAATCTAAAATTTAAACATTCAGGAGCAAGTGGAGATATTCTCTACGCTATGCCTGCCATTCAAAAAGCCTGCGAGATACACGACAAAGAGGCGATTCTTTACATAAACGTAAACGCACCTAACTTAGGTACGAACCCTGCGTTCAAACACGCTTACGGAGATGTGATGCTAAACGATTACGCTTACAAGATGCTCAGACCTTTGTTAATGGAGTTTGACTTTATTTACGATGTGTTGCCTTATAGGAATCAGAAAGTAGATTACGACCTAGACAAGTTCAGGAGTATAGGAATGAATTTGGCAGCCTACGATATAAAACGATGGTATGCTTTAGCCTTTCCTGAATTAACAAATGTAAACTACTCAGAGCGTATATTGCACATTGATACTATGCCAAGTGATTACATAGTGGTAAATAGAACTGAACGCTATCAAAACCCAAACATTGACTACACTATTCTAAACGACCTTAAAGAAACAATCTACTTTACAGGTTCAACTGCCGAGTATTCTCAATTTAGTCAAAAAGTTAACTGCAAGTATTTAGCAGTAGAAAACTTCTTAGACTTAGCACGAATTATAAACAACTCAAAGTTATTTATCGGTAATCAATCAATGAACTTTGCTATTGCTGAATCGTTAAAATGTAGGCGAGCATTAGAGATATGCTACTATGCACCCAATGTAATACCTGCGGGTGGAGAATATTACGAGTTATGGAATACTGAAGGATTAATTAATGCAATAAAATGAAAATACTACTAGTCACAGGTCAAAAAATAATGGGTGGCGAATATCACAGATTAATCGTTCCACATTCTAAGATGCACTTGCACGGACACGAGGTCAGCCAAATGGCAAGCATCGACCACGTTCCTGAATCGCAGCTATCTCAGTTCGATTTAATTATTGCGAGCAGGTCAATCTCAAGAATAGGCAACGAAGAAAACGTATGGAAGATTCTAAAACGATTAGGCATTCCCGTAATAATAGATACGGATGACCATTACCAGTTAAGCGATAGCCACGTTCTAAAAAAAGAATGGAAACTAAACCATAGGGCAGAGGCATTGATTTACAACTTTAGCCAAGCGGATGCGATTATGGTTACAACACCTTACCTCAAGTATGTGGTGTCGCAGTTTAACAAAAACGTAGAGGTTTTTCCAAACACTATCGACTTTGAACAACCTCAATTCATACCGAACCCTGAGATACAAGCAATGAAATCTGAGTTGGTAAACATTGGGTGGAGTGGTTCAGTAACCCACCTAGAAGATTTGCAACTAATCGAAGGCGAAATCCTATCTTTGAATAAAAGCCCTTACAAAGATTACAAGTTTATGCTTGCAGGATTCTACGATGGTGATTCGATTTGGCACAAGTACGAAAAGATATTTACTTCAAACTACATCCTAGATGACAATAATTACGGAAGGATAAATGCAGCAGATGTTTACAGCTATGCACAAGCGTATAATTTAATGGACATTGGATTGATTCCTTTAAGATACAACGAGTTCAACAGAGCAAAGTCTGAATTAAAGATGCTTGAGATGGGTGCATTCGGTTTAGGTGTAATCGTTTCGGATGTGGAATCGTATCAATGGATGAGCAAACACGGCAAGAATTGTTTAGTGGCAGGTAAAAAGGATTGGTACAAATCAATGCGAAGATTGATTGAAAACCCTGAGTTAAGAAAAGACTTAGGCAGTCAACTAAAAGAAGATGTTATGCAAAATAGCAATGAAGCGTTATGGCGTAAGTATCGAATGGAATACTACGAGAGTATTATATCGAGCAAATAATATATTTATAGATATGGGAAAGAATAAATACATAGAAACGCCAGAGAAGATGTGGGAACACTTTGAGGCTTATAAGACAGAGGTTAAAAGTAATCCAAGAAAGAAGCACGTATTTGTAGGAAAGGATGGAGTAAGCGATTATGAACTATTGGAAAGACCTCTCACTTTAGATGGGTTTGAGTGCTATTGTTACGATAACGGCATAATAAGCGATTTAAGCCAATATTTTGCAAATACTGAACAAAGGTACACCGATTATCAAACTATCTGCTCACGCATACGCAAAGCTATCAAGGATGACCAAATTCAAGGCGGCATGGTTGGGCAGTATAACGCAAGCATAACTCAGCGACTAAATGGTTTGACAGAGAAGGTTCAGAACGAGCAAAACATTAACATCAATAAAATGCCTGATTGGTTAAAATCACCTATCGAGAACAATGAGGTTTAATCCTAACTTAGTTCATATTGATAATACGTTTAAGGTAGACCGAAAAAGAATAGCAATACTTCAAGGCGGGAGTAGGTCAGGTAAAACTTATTCAGCCTTGCAATGGATTGTAAGAACCTGCGTAGAGCATACAGGACTAACCTATTCAATAGTGCGTAAAACTTTGCCAGCATTAAAGGCAAGTTCAATGCGTGACTTCTTCGATATACTAAAGGAGGCTGAACTATACTCAGAGGCTAACCACAACAAGACCGAGAACACTTATCTACTTAATGACAACCTAATCGAGTTCTTTAGTGTAGACGATGCAAGCAAGATAAGAGGGCGAAAGCGTGATATCCTATTTGCCAATGAAGCTAATGAACTAGAACTTGAAGATTGGAGGCAGTTGCTACTAAGAACCACAGGCAAAGTAATAATCGATTATAACCCATCGGACTTTGAGCATTGGATTTATGAGCAAGTAATTCCTAGAGAAGACGCTAAGTTATTAATTACAACCTACAAGGATAACCCACACTTACCTGAATCACTTAAAAAAGAGATTGAGCAATTAGAATCAGCAGACCCTGAGTATTGGAAAATATTTGGTTTAGGGCAAAGAGGGCAGTTGAAAGGTTTAGTCTTTAATAATTTTACTGAGGGCTACCAAGTGCCACAAGATGCCAACTTTATCGGATATGGATTAGATTGGGGTTTTAGTAATGACCCTACGGCAGTAGTTTCGTTTTACAAGTATAACCAAGAACTTTACATTAGGGAAGAACTTTACGAACGTGGACTTACTAACCAAGACGTAGCAGACAAGTTAAGGAATATCGGAGTAGAACGAAGGGATGAGATTTATGCAGATAGTGCCGAGCCTAAAAGTATTGAAGAAGTGTATAGACTTGGTTACAATATTAAACCAACTGCAAAAGGAAAGGATTCGATTATTAATTCAATCGACATTCTAAGGCGTTACAAGCTAAACCTAATCGGTTCAAATCTA